GTAATGACGGGTTCCATCGCCTAAGCGATGGCCGTCAAAACCGATCAGCGCTTGGGCTTCTTTTTCCTGACCTTTGCAACGACCACGGCAGGCTTTTTGCCTTTCGCGCCGATCCACGGAGCGACGGCAAAGACCATTCCAAGCCCGGCCGCGACGCTTGCGAACCGTTCAAAAGTAAGCAGCGCCCGATCCGCGGCGTCCTTGTGCGTGCGCGAAATCGTCAGCTCTTCGTGCAGCGCCTTGTTGATCAGCGCCGTCATCGGCTCGATGACCGCGTAAAGTTCGGCAGTCATGGCCGGCGAGTTCAGCGTTTCAATTTGCCCGGCGTCGCAGGCTGACCGCGCTTTTTTGAGGTAGGCTGCAACGAGTTTGTGCTGCGCCACGAGTTCCGCCGGGTTGCCGAATTCCGAGAGCAATCGCTCGGCCTCGGCTTGGAGCTTCGCCAGCGAGTCGCAAAACTCTTTGGCGTCGATGAGTCCCTTGCTCGCCTTCGCCTGACCGTCCACGATAGCCAGCCCGTAAATGTCGAAAAGCGGACTGAGCACGTTGCTCGTCATCTCGAATTCTTTGTCACTCGCCGCGATGTGCTTCGAGACCGATTTCACGGTGACCACTCCGACGCCCGCGAAACAAATCACGGTTGCAGCGAGCGCAGCGGTGATGACCTTCGGATTCATTATTTCTTGAGCAGCTTGCCCGGATTCTTGGAATACTTTTTTGCCAGCGTCGTGATGCCGTCGATGATCTCCGGCGCGAGCAATCCGGCGACTCCGTAGGTCACGGCCTTCACGAGCGAGCTGACTTCGATTTGCTCAACGATAACCCAAGCGAGCGTCGAGACGATGGCCGCCATGATGACGCGCCGCACGCTGTCCCAGATCGTCCCTTGGATCGGGTTGGCCAGTAGGCGAGCAATCATGCCAGCGCCGCCGATGACCGCAGTCAGCCAGCCGGTTTCTTTCCAGAGCCTAGCGACTTCCATGAGGTCTTTGTGCTCGTTCATTTTTTGCGCATCTCCATGATTTTCTCAAGAGTGCGCCCGCCGAAATAGAACGACATGATGAGCATCCCCCACTGTCCGAGCAGCGAAACGTAAGACTCGTTGGCGTTGTATCCGAAGGCTGACATGCCCGCGAAAATAAAGTAGCCAGCAAGGATCGCCGCGAGCGTCATTGGCCGAATGTTTTTCGACCACCACGAGTCCGAAGCCATGTCCGCTTTGAGGCGGTCGGTCAGGTTGTCTTGCTCGACGCGGTAGGCTTCGAGGTCCGCGTTCATCTTCGCCAGCTCGCCGTTCTGCGCCAACGCCGTGAGTTCCAGCTGCGCCTTCGCCTTCGCCTCGGGGTCAGGAATTAGTTTGTCGATCAGCTTCGTGCCGATCCCGAGAACTTCAGCGAGTGGGAACATGGGTTATACCCTTTTCGGATTCGTCAAACGCCGGAACAGAAAATAAGGAAGCCAGACCCACTTTGGGATTCGCGTCACGCTAACCTCGGTGCCTTCGATTCGCGGCATCTCCGCGTCCCAGACTTTCACGCGAATCGGCGAGCCGTCCGGCGAGGTGCAGCTAATTATAGACACGTTGCGCGTGGGAGCGCGGCCTCGGCTCCAGTAGTTGTCATATTGGCCTAGTTCAATCGTGCCCGAGATGGAGCACCCGTAGAGCGATAGCCCGTCAATGGAGCCTTTGGCCGTAATCGACCCCTGAACGATGCAATGCTGGACGACATAATCCTTGCCGCGCACGAAGTCTATCGAGTCCTCCTGCGAGGCTGGAATGGTAAGACCTGACACGCAGAGGTTCGACACGTTGGAGCCTTTTACGAGATCGTCGTAGTTCTCGGGGTCGAGCGGAGCCTGCCACTCAGCCGCGTCCACCGTCAGCCCGTTGTCCTGCGGCCCAACGTAGCTGCGCCAATTCGTGTCGGAAGTTCCGCTCATTCGACCTTCGTTTCCTTGGGCTTTAACGCCTCGGCAATCTGTTCCGCGCACTTGCGTAGCAACTCATGCTGTTCGGCGGGTAATGGAGCCAGACGGCTGCCTGCGTAGAGGTTCTGGAGGGCTTGTTCAGTGGTCATGTGTTTAAGCGTTTGCAATGGTGGTCACGGTGCCGGATGAGCCGCGATATTTGAGTGCGCCGGATTCAACGTAGAGCTGGCCCATGCCTGCGGGTGAGGAGCTTGGCGCGGTGCCGTTGGCAATAGCGATAACCTTTGCGGCAGATGTCCCAACACTCGTCGTCCCCACCAGCAGATTACCGCTGCTGTCGATGCGCATACGCTCGGAGCCGTTGGTTGCAAAGTACAAATAGTGAGATGCCGTGCTACCAAACATTCCGTCTTCACCTGTTTGATTATTAAATCCAAATAATCCACTAGCACTGTAAATACTGGCTCCAGTTGTACCGTCAGATACCCGCAATATCTGACCAGACCCACGAACTTCTAATTTTACCGCCGGACTCGTCGTCCCAATGCCGACGTTGCCAGCAGCCGTTAGAACCATTGCTTGGGAAACAGTCTTGGTGTAAAACTCAAAATTCCCGTCTGTATCTACACGAAATGTTCCGTTATCGGCTCCGGCTTTTGTAAAAAAGATGCCCTGAGTAGTAGTTGCGTCTATTTGTAAACGGGTGTTTGCGTCACCCGAGATATGTAGCTTAGACGCAGGACTCGCCGTCCCAACGCCTAGGCCGATGGTGCTAAAACTGGACAGAACGGTTGATGGCGCTGCCTCGGTGCCCGTTAAGAGATTCAAAAAACCCGTGCTGCGGTCATATTGCCACGCCGTAATTGTTTCTGCGGGTGAGCCAAATTGAATTGTTGATTTTGTGCCTACGGAATAAAGTTTTGTTCTGTCTGCAGACGTGCCACTTTTTGATTCGATTTGACCCGTCGCGCTCACCGTCGTAAACGCTCCCGTGCTCGGCGTCGTCGTTCCGATGGCCGTGGAGTTTAGGCCGGTGGAGGTGAGCGTTGCGACGGTCGCCGTAGCGGAACCATCCGAGTCTGCCGTCACAAAGGTCATCGTGCCGTTAGTGCTAGTGTTCGGACCAAGTGCCCAAAGCTGGGAATCACCTGTGCCGTTGTTACGCAACATCAGACTGTTTGCGGCGTAAGGCAGGCCAGCACCGCTAAACGATGCAGAGGTGCTCGCGCTCAACGTCGTAAACGCGCCCGTTGCTGCCGTGCTGCCACCGATGGCCGTCCCGTCAATCGTCCCGCCGTTGATGTCCGCCGTGTCCGCCACGAGCGAGTCAATGTTGGCCGTGCCGTCGATGTGTAGGTCGCGCCACTCATGCCCTGTTCTTCCAAGGTCGTACTGGTTGTCAGTTGCTGGGTCGATGTCAGACGCCACGCGAGCGTTGAAATTCACCGTGTCCGAGTTGCTGCTGCCGAGGGTCGTGTTGTCGTTTACGGTCAGGCTCGTGAAGACGGCGGTGGTCGGGGTCGTTGCGCCAACCGTGCCGTTAATATTGATTGAGGCCGTGCCCGTTAGGTTCGTGACCGTGCCGCTTTGAGGCGTGCCGAGGATTGGCGTCACGAGGGTTGGGCTGGAAGCGAACACCAGCGCGCCCGATCCCGTTTCGTCGCTGACCGCCGCAGCAAGATTTGCGCTCGACGGCGTCCCGAGGAACGTCGCAACGCCGGAGCCGAGACTCGTCAGCCCGGTGCCGCCGTTCGCGACTGCGACGGGCGAGGTGAGCGAAAAGACCGAGCCGGTGAGCGTCAGCCCGGTGCCGGCGGTAAATGTGCCTGCACCCGAGAACTGCGACCACGGCAGAGCGGTCGTTCCAAGCGTGCCGCCTGCGTTCGCTGTGCAGACGAAACCGCAATCGGCGTTCGTCGTGCCCTGCTCGATAAACGTAAAAGCCGAGGTTAGCGCGTCCCACGTGTTCGCGTCCGTCGTGCGCGTCCACGATCCCGATGCGCAGAGATAAATTCCGTTGTTCTGCGAAAGGCTCTGATTTTTGACCAGCACGCGATTTCCCGCGACGATGCTCACGCCGTCGATTGTCTGCGCTCCGCTCAGCGTGATGTCCGCCGTCGTGGCTGCGACGCACGAAGCTTTCGCGTCGAGTCCTTGCGCGACGGTGTCCACGTAAAGCTTGTTTGCGATGTCGGTCGAACCGCTCGGAGCGTTGGCAACGGTGCCGGCTGTTGCGGTGAGGCTCGCAATCGTCCCGAGCGAGGTCAGCGAGGAGGCGGTGACGCCGGCTGCGAGCGTAGTGCCCGAGAGCGTTCCGGCCGGCGCAATGACCGCAGCCGTCGTGATTGAAGTCGTCAGGCCTTTGGCGTTGATCGTGACGATTGGAATCGCGGTTGAGCTGCCCGTCGTTCCAGCGCTTGCCACGGTCGCAAGCGTGCCCGCCGCCGTGACGTTGCCGGTGCCGTCGAAGCTCGGTGAGGTATAGGCGAGATCGCCAGTGATAGAAATCGTGCGCCCGGTCGCCAGAGCCGTGGCCGTGGCCGCGTTGCCGGTCGTGCTGCCAGACGAGCCGCTGACGTTGCCGGTGAGATTCGCCGTGATGGTGCCGGCGGTGAAGTTGCCGCTGGCGTCGCGTGCGACGATTGCCGAGGCGGTGTTTGCCGAGGTCGCAGTCGTTGCCGAGTTGCTGACTTTGCCCGCCGTGCTGATCGTCGCGAGCTTCGTGTCTGCGATAGCCGCGCTCGCGTTGATGTCCGCGTCAATGATGACGCCCGCCGCGATGCTCGTGGCGTTGCCGACGCTCGTCACGTCGCCGGTCAGGTTCGCGTTTGTGGTCACGTTGCCCGCCGTCAGGCCTGCCGCCGTGCCGGTGATGTTCGTGCCGACCAGCGCGGTCGGAGTCCCGAGCGCCGGCGCAATCATGGTCTTGTTGCTCAGCGTGTCCGTGGTCGCACGTCCGACGAGAGTGTCGGTTGCGTCGGGAAGAGTGACGACGCGGCCGGCCGTCGAGACGGCGTCAATCAGCGTCACCGCGCTTGCGGCGCTGGACGAACTGCGAAAGCGGATTCCCTTGTTGAAATCCGTGCCGTCGCTGATCGTGAAAAGCCCGGTGCCCTTCGGCTGCAAATGCACGCCGATGTTCGCGCTCGCGCCCTCGGCCAGAACGTGCAGCGGGTTGCCGACGCCTGTCCCGTTCTTAATCTCAATGTAATCCGTCGCGCTCGCCACGTCGGTCAGGCGCAGGATGTCGTGACCGCCACCGACAATTCCGACCGTGTCTGCGGCCGGGCGATACATGCCGGTGTTAGTGTCGCTGACGAAGAACAGCGACGGAGCCGCTTCGGTTCCGTCGGTAAGCTCGATCTGTCCCTCGGTGCCAATAATCGTGATTTGAGTCGGCGTCTCGGTGATCGTGATATTCGCGCCGGCGACGAGGTTCTTGGGAACGTAGTTCGGCCCTTCGCTGCCGAGGATTTGCCCGCTGCTTGGGATCGGCAAAAGGTCGGTGATCGAAGTCACTCCGCCGCCGCCGCCACTGTTGCCGCGTGCCGCGTTGAGCGTCCAGTCCGCCGCGCTCCGGCTCGGCCGCTCGCGATTGCCGTCGATGTTCGAGACGAACGAATCGCCGTTGATCGTCACGAGGTCCAGCCGCTGATACGTCTCGTCGGGCGACCACTTGCCGCGAGGGTTCAGTCCCTTCGGCTCAGCGAATTCCTTCCGCAGTTGGTCGATCTCGCCGGCACGCGGAAAGCGCGAGAGTTCGTCGGTGACGATGCTCTTCACTGCGCTCGGCAAAGCCGATGCCGCTTCTGCGATCCGTGCCTCGGCCTGCGCCAACAAGGTCGCGTTCTGCTCGCGCTCGGACATAAGCACCGAGTAACGCGCCGCCGTCGTGACTTCCAAAGCCTTCCCGAGTTCGTCAACCTTCGCGGTCAGCGCCGCGCTGGATTGCGCGTGCGCGTCCTGTGCGCGGGCGATAACGAGCTGCTCCAGCTCGCTGCGGATCGCCGGCTCGATCTCTTCGAGGTTTCGCTCGATCTCGGACGAAAGGTGGTCCCGCAACTGTGGCAAAGAATCAACGAGCTTCTTCAGCTCGGCGCGCTGGATGATCGCGAGTTCAACGAGGTTATCGATTTCGGTCTGGGTGTGGATCATGGGAATTATTTTTTGCGCTTCGGTTTGCTCAGCTCGATGATGCTTTGGTCACCGGTGACGCTCTGCTTCGTCTCTTGAATCGTCGTCATCTGCTTCGCCCGGTATTTCTGCACCGCGTCCAGCCAGTCCTCGGCTGCGAGCGGCGTGTTGCGCGAAAACTGATGCTGCACTTCTGCGGCCGCGACCGAGAGGTCTTTTTTCTCCGCCTGCTTGTTCAGCCGCTCGACGATGGCTGTGCTCCAAGAATAGCCCTCGTCCCCGCCCCAGCCCATCCAAGCCTGGTATCCCTTGCCTTGCTCGTCCCAGGTCTCGCCCTGCTTGTCCACTTCGTGCCGGTCGAAAAAGGCTTTCATCCGCCGCACGGTGTCCTCGGACATCGGCCGCTTGTTCATAAGGTCACGCGCCCGGGCGATGCCGACGCTCGTCATGCCGCGCTGTGACATCGGCTTCTTCTCGCGGATCTCAAGTGCGCGCCGTGCGTTGTCCGCCATCGCGTCGGTCGGAATATAGGAGCCGTCGG